AGTTTTGGCTGTACCGCCTAAAGCATCAATGATTTCATCATCCATTGCTCTACCGATAGCTGCCGCCGCTGCCTTGCCGTATGTTGACTCCGGACTAATAAGTAGCCGAATTTTGTCCTGGTCATCTACAAGATCTGCGTATTCGTAGTCAGACATTGTGACCATTCTCCTCGCATGAGGAGTATCCATGATAGGGGTAGAAGCGTGTCGACTCGCTCGTTTTTGAGCGACCGCTGACCCGATCTGCTCGAAAAAGGCCTTCTCGCCGTTTACAGTTTCCTGTCGTACAGTGTTACGCAGTAATGAACCCATTTGCTGCGATAATAACTGTATGTTTTGTGAAAACTGATTAACGAAAGCCGTAGTGATTTGTGTACTCATTATAAGTACCTCCGTTAATTTAAGTTAAAATTGAAGCTGGGTTGTCTTAAAAATAAGGCCCAAATAGATAATTTAACCTGGAAGGATCCTAAGATTACCCCTCTGGCTCTGGATATAGCTGCTCGTTAAGTGCCAAAACACGCTGTACGTAGGTTTCATGCTCTGGATGTTGACTACTCCAATAAGGTGAACCGGGAACCATCAATTCTCGTTTTTCTTTCTCTAGTTCTGCCGGTGTACTTATCTGCTCGCTTGTAGGGCCGCCCAGGGCATCTTCGCTTATCTGGTCAGCTAAAGCGGCAAACATTCTTATAATCTGTGGGTTATCGCCTAGCAATGTTCCGTCGGCAAGCTCGATATCTTCCATTATATCGTCACTGCCTAACAGACTTACAACCGCCGATCTCGCTCTCTCGAGCTTTTGCGGCATTGCGTTGCCCCACTCTTGTTCGAGTTCTGCACGATTTTCGTTTACTATTTGCTGTGCAGTATATTCGTTTTGTGATTGCGCTTGTGTAAAGGTATCCTTTAGAAAATCAACAACCTTGCTTGCTTGGTTAGTGCTTAACCCATTAGCTAATGCTGTTTCTTTAAATGCGCTTTGTTCTTCATCCGTGAATAAATCCGGAAAACTTATTTCATATCCTGATACATCCGCCGGTGATCCAAGCTTACGATAGACTTCTAGCCGCTCTTCATCGGTGGCATGCTTGCCAGGAATTGCTATTTTATCCGCTCCTATCATGCGCTGCGCGTGCATATAGGATTTTGCCAGGCCGTTTACATCCTGGAAATTTGCAAATATAGGGTTGCCTTTAAACTCGTCGCCTAATGTATCGGCAAAAGCGACTGGTGTTTCTTGTGCTACTGTTTCTTGAGATTGAGATTCCTCAATTACCTCTGCTGTTTCATTCACTGTTAAGATCCTTTCTTTCTTCTAACATTCGTAAAATTATGAGCATTGCATTCCGCTGCCCCTCAAAAAACGCACTTTCATGGGGATCGCCCGGAACGTGCGTACTTTTGTATAGACCAAACCTTTTTTTAAGATCGTCTAATACTTGTGCGCCATCATCTGTTGTAAACACGGCGCGATATATACGTTGTAAATCCTCTAACTCCATCATTCAGCCTGGCCTTGATTAGCTTGCAAGGCTTGTAAAAGCGGCGCGACGTTACGCGCTTGCTCAGAGTTTTGCATTTCTTGCTGCGCTTCTTGTTGTGCAGCGGCTGCCTCTTGCTGTTGCTGGCGCATCGCAGCTACTTGCTCATCTGACAGTATGACTTGTGCCGGCAATCCGGTGACTTTTATAATGTATTTTACTAACCCATCATTATCGAGAAAGTCCGTAATGCCTGGTATGGCCTCTGACAATCCAGTCATCAGTTCAATTCCACGCACTAGATTTTGTAGATCCCCTATCTTTTGGGCCTTTGCTAGCGGTGATACGTACTCAATATCTATATCTTGTCCTTGCAGTTCTTCCGGTGCTGGCGGCAAAACACCCTGGGTAAGCAGCAATTCAAACGTCCTATCGATAAGAGGCTTTAGTAATTCGGATTGCAATCGACCTAGCACCGGCCCTAACAATCGCAAACGCTCTTCTTGCATCTGCAAAGTTTGTGTTGCTGTCATTGTTTTATCGGTTGACGCTAACAGCTGGTCTACATAAAAGATCCGGCGGATCTGATCTTGCCGTCGTTCCTCCTGGTTAAGCTCTGCACGATTTTCGTTTACTATTTGCTGTGCAGTATATTCGTTTTGTGATTGCGCTTGTGTAAAGGTATCCTTTAGAAAATCAACAACCTTGCTTGCTTGGTTAGT